ATTCATCTAAAGGAAGTGCTAACTTCTCTTTTTCCTTGGCTCGCTCAGCTCGATCTTTTTCTATACCAAATTGATCGGATTGCAATTTAAAAGCACGATCAGAATCAAACTGTTGTTGCTTTTGTTGAAGAAGACTTTCACGCTGTTGGTTACGTTGATCTTGTCCTTGTTGAAGACTTTGCAGAAAACCTAAAAGCGCAGATGCAGATCCTTGACTTACTTTTAATGCCATTATGATTCCTTACGATACGTTAAACTGTGGATTGCGATTTCTATTATTAAATTCTAGTTGACGTTGCTTGAAATCACGGTTTGAATTTTGTTGATTAACATATTGACCACCAAGCGCACCAAACTGATTAGCAATTTGATTACGTTGATTTTGTTGGTTTGCATCCATTTCCATTTGCTGATTTGCTTCACCTTGCAATTGGCCATATGCATTGTTAGCCATGCCAGATGCTGTATTGAAACCTTGCGTAGCATTACCCTGATATGTGTTAAATCCAGTACCAGCTAATCCAAGCGCTTGTTGCCTACGGCCATCAGCACCCATTGCATACTGGACAGCACCTTGTGACATTGCTTGTGAAATAGGATTATTGTAAAAGTTATCCTGCATCATATTGTTTGTCATGCCGCCACCTAAATTCAAGGAATTGCCCATGCTGTTATATTTACCTTGAGATTGTGCAGCATTGGCAGTTATGTTACCCATCTGTGCACCAGCCTGACGTAGCATAGAATTTGTAGCATCAGGATTATTTAAGCTTTCCATTTGATTTTGTAATCCACGAGAATACATGCCTGAAAACTTATCTGCTTGTGCTTGATTCTTTTGAGCTAATCCATACTGTTGATTTTGTATGTTTTGATTAAACATGCGTTGTTGTGACAACTGTGCTTGATATGGATTAGTCTGCTTTTTAAATAATCCGCCAGCCATGTTTCCTAGAAACTGACTAGCCAAACCTACTGTCATTGGATCTACCATGATGTTCTCCTACTGCAATACGTACCAAATTCCAGCACCGGCTGAATCGACCTGTGATACTAGTGTTACAGTTTCATACTGTGCTACCGGCCATGATTTTGCTACAGGCTTTGCAAGCGTGTCACCTGATGCTGCTACAGCAGAAACTTGATTTGCAGTAGCATCTGTTTTTATTATATGTATAAATTGCCCATTCGCATAGTATGCACTAGGTAATGTAAGTATAACTGCTGCACTAGATGCATTTACACTAATTATCTGCTGTCCAGTGTCTACTATTGCAGTAGCCGATAACAGCAATGGACTAAAGTTTGCCGGTGTGTATGCTGGCATTTGTGCGCCACGTGTTTGTACGTTCTCAGTAAGAACAGCACTTTTACCCGGACCACGTGCTTGACCAACAGTAGCCGGTGGACTATCTGGACTACTTAAACCACTTGGTATTGGCATTACGCTCTCCTTACTCCACTTTCAGTAGACATAACTGACAATGCATGTATTTCAACTCTTGACGTGGCGTTAAGTCCAGACAAATCTAACTCAAGCCATGTGCCTCGCATTTCATTTGCAATCTGCCTAAAGCCAACAGCTTTATCTTCACTCGCTTGAGTTACATACGTTCCGCTTGTAAACACATTTTTGTTGTTTGTAATCTTCCAAGTAAACGTTATAGATGAAGGAGTGTAATAGTGTACGTTTACTTGATGAGGTCTATTTGTACCGTAATAAGCTACACCTTCTGCGTATGTCTGGCCATAGCGTCGTGTGGTTATGCGCCAGTCAACACCTTGAGTTGCACCGCTTTGTGTTGGACGATCACTAAATCCTTCTAGCCTAAAAATCTGACCATTAGATGCACCAACATACATATCGGCAACATCATTTGTAGATGTGCAAGAAACAGCACTTGTTGCATATGTTTGCACAGAACTAAATACTGGTAGTACAAATTTAACCCAACCAGTTGTACGTGTGTCATACACATAAATAACACTATTACTATTTGATGTAGATGCTCCAGCTACTGGGGCAAATACATATAAACGGCGTTCGTGTGAAAGTAAAACTATATCGGAATACGCTGCTGCGCCAATATAATATGCAGAACCAGTTGGTCCATAATCGGATGAACGTGGGTTTAACACCCCTTCAAGTGGAAGACTGATTGGCTCAATGTTTGTGCCATTCATTACACTAATGCCATAACTAGATACATGTAAGGCTTGCCCAACTAAACTGGCAATACCTTTTGATGCTAGTAAACCAGCTCCCGGTTCTCGTACAAATTGTTGTACTTGAAAAGTAGTTGGATCAAAACCTACAATTGGAACAATACTGTTTTCTCTATACGCAATTAAAATTGCAGATGTGTCACCACCTGCAGCAACAATTCCATCTGCAGAATAAGATAACAAGTTAACAATTTTCTCGTTATCATCTTGCGATCCAATAGTCATAAACGCACCCTTTATTGCCATAAAAGGATCTTGCACATGTGGAACAGCTGTTGTGTAAACACCATATTCGTTATCTTTGTTTAACGGCCATGTTGTATAAAGGCCGTTATCTTTAGACAGGAATAAACGTTGTTTGTGATTAGCTATAGTCGATAATCCAACTGGCAACTGGTCACGTCCACTATGTTGGAACATACCCTGCCGACCTATATTTGTAGGATAAAGAATATCGGTGTCTCTAACGTCATCAAATATCGTGTACGTTGCAGTATTAGTACTCCACGTTAAATCAAATGTAATGCCATCTGCGTTTACAAGAGCTGGTGTTGTTGCTGCATAATCAAATACTTTAGCATTTTGATTTGTAAATGTTGTACCTGCACCTAAATTAATAGGAATCATTGCAATTAGACGTGGCATACCATCTGTAAAAATAGTGTCGCATCTACGATACACAAGAATATAGTCATATACATAATCAATACTAGTTGTTCGTAATCCAGCATCAGTAATAGTAATGCGACCACTGGAGTATGCTACAGATGATTCAATCTCTGGACTAAATTCACTTGGTGTAGTTTCAATACCTTCACCCGGTGGAGCTGTAATGTTATAGGCTGTAGTTGCTCTCCATGCTGCAGGAGCGGCTTTCCAACGTGTGTAAGTATACTTATATCTATTATCTGGTGTAAGTCCACCTTGACGTACAACGTCACCTAAACCCACTACAACAGAATCAGCTGGAATGTCTGGTATGTCCTCATCAAATCGTATGTAGATCGCTGTTACTGCATTTCTATTTTGTCCCGGTATAGGAAACAGTTGAAATTCTAAAAAACGTGTTTGACTGTTATATACAGCCTGACCAGTCCATGTTATTGTTCCTGATGCTTCTTGTATTCCAAGACTTAACGGTATCTCTGCAATGCGTAAATTAGGATGTAATTCAGCACGTATGCCTAAGCCTTTATCATTCGATAAATCAGGTGTTCCACTGATTGCTAATTTAACAAGTCTATTTGCTAGGTATCCACCAAAGTTACCGCGCACATTAGTGTTTACCTGATTACCCTTGATTCCAGCTAAACCAATATCTGTAGTTGTCCCGTAATCATTAGGACTAGACAGGACGCTGTATAAATACACTCCATCAATAAGGACACCGGGGTCGTCGTTTCTTGTCCATCCAGAGTTTGATATCTGTAATTGTAATCCCTGTAAAGTATCTTCGTAACCACGGAAATCAACAAGATACTCAAATAAAACCCAATCACTCAAAGTCTGTTTAGGTGGAGCATCAGCAACAGCAGTAAACTGTGCGCCATATATAATGTTTCCCGGAGCTGGACTACTACTGCTGTAACCTCTTATGTCAACATTTAAATACTGTCCATTAAATGGTTTAGCGTCATCGTAGTTCATTAAATAAAAAGACAACTTAAATAAACCGTTTACTTTTGCTGTACTTCCATTTTGTGTATAGGTCGGTAGTGAACCAATGTTTTGAATAATATAGTCTTGTGGTTTATCAATTAATGCTACATATCCCGATGTTCGCAAGTCAGCGCCTTTAGATACAACACCTTTTTTACCAGACCACGGCAATGCTTTTAATTGCACATCTTCAGAGCCAGTACCAATAGTTGGAGATCCAGCAATCACATTCCAGTTAGCAGCTACACTTGCAAAGATAGGATTGGTTACTCTATTGTCAAAAGGATTTGAAAACAAACCAAATGTAGCACGAGCTGCGGAATCTGCATAAGTTCCACTTGTATATGACTTAATGGCTTTTACAATACCTACAGCACCGGGCTTATTAGATGTAGGCCCAGCAACAGTAGGCATAGATGCCGCAATAGTTCCATTAGTCCTAAAGGTACTAAATGTTGATCCAGATCCACCTACACCATATATGTATCTACCATACTGTGTCATCCTCACAAGTTTCCCCGATGAGGGGAAACTAAACGATGCACCAGTGGTTTGATCTACTAACTCTGTTTCGACTGATGGAGTAACAGATGGATCAGATGCATATAACTTACTATTTTTTGCATAAATAAGTTTACTGACCGTAGCGGAGCTTTTTAATGCAGTCAATTCGTAAACTGGATTAGCATTAAATGTATTCATAATGCCACGAAAACCATTCCTTAAAACAGGAGAGTTTCCATCGATCATCATGTTCTCTATATTTTGCGCATATCCGTCTTTTAATTTATTTGCTTGTGTGCGTGTATCCATGCCAATCCATGTAACATCACCCAACACAAATGACTGTTGGTTGCTCATTGCTTTAATTGCCATCACATGCACCCCTTGCGAGTAAATTGTTTACTCAGTGTTCCGTCTCTAGTCACTGTACATATAGTAGAATCATCGCGATAATATCCAGCTATTAATTTACTAATTGAATACATCCTAAATATCGGCAAAGTATACGGTAAAACAGATTCTCGTTTGCACGAAGATAGTGTTGGTGGAACACGCCAAGGTGGGCAGGCACATAAATCAGCATATATTGCATTTGCGGTGAACAATGCACTTCCAGTCATACTGACTGAAGATGGAGGAATAGGCCCACCAGTGACAATACTTGAAACTACCGTACTAGCAAATGCACTTAATGTTGAAGACGATGTATATGTTGGAGTAGAACTTACACTTGCCCTCGCAAGAATAGATCCATTGATAGTCCAATTAGCAACAGATGATGTAGACGCAAATGCAGATAACGTAGAACTTACCGGTCTGGTTGCATTAGATGTAAATGACGCAAATCCAGTAACTAAAGAACCAACACTAATTGCAGGTGTTGTTGAAATACTAGCAGAAGCCGACATCACAGAAGCTGATGTGCCTTGCGTAGAAGCAATTAACGTTGCAAATGCTGACTGAGTACTTCCTACGGATATAGTTGGAGATGACGAAACGGTTGCAAATGCCGATAATGTGCTAGATGTTGTTCTTGTAACGTTAGCCGTTACAGTTGCTTTTGCTGATTGCGTACTTCCTACGGATATAGTTGGCGTTGAAGATAGGGTAGCAAAAGCACTAAGGCTTGCTGATTTATTACCACTGGGAGCAGGTGGTGCAGCAAGCCTTGCGGCTAAAAATATCGCTGTTATATAACCAGCGCCAAGTGGTATCGCCATTAGTCTAAGCTGATACTAATACCCGTATTAACAGGGAAGGTAATCGTTTGACCGTTACCAAGTGTTACAGATCCACCTGTAATGTCACCGTAAAATAAAATACTAGCGTCAGTTGAAGCTGTCGCACTAATGGTATTGGTGTTGCAAATAGCAATTCCAGTGATAGTAATTGCTCCGGTAGCTGTAAAAGAAGTAGCTACAATATTAGTTAATGGACCCGGAGTTGTTACGTTTGCAGCAGTGTTAGCACCACTAAGTCCAAATTTTGCATCTGTTGCGGCTGGACTCAATGCAATTCTAGCTGAATATCCACCAGTACCTGATGCAATTTCAGCCAACGCAGCATCTGATGTCACATTAGACATTAATGCTAAATATAAATGTGTTCCAGTTGTGCCGTTTGCTCCATATGGACCAAATGTTGTATTGCGCAATAAATGATTAAGTACTGCTGCTTCTGTTGCGTTTGTAAACGCTGTTGTTGTTGCCATGACTATGCTCCTACCTTTACAATTGGATCCGCAGTAACGCTGGTTGTAATTGGTTGTGACCAAATTATTGTAGTGTCAGCTTCATTGTACACGTCAACTTGTGTGCCACCTGAAGCATCTACCTTGTTTCGTAAAATGCGTAACGCATTACGAACTGTACGCCCACTGGATGTAGTGGACACTTCATTTCCAGAACTATCAAGATTACGGCTCAGAACACCGTCTGCAATCTCTTGTACCGCAGACGCTGACAACTCCGCTGCTTGAATTGCATCTGCGGCAATAACGGTAGATGTAATTGCATCAGCAGCAAATCGTATTTTAATTCCAGAACCAGCAGCTGCACCTATAATAAGAGCATCATCCTGAAATGTTGCTGCAGTTACAGATGCTGCGTTTAGGGTTACAGCCTGAGTACCTGATACAGATAGATTGCGATTAGGGGTGGTTGTTCGAGAAACCTTAGTACCGTATGTGTCAGTACCAAATGTTTCACCAGAACCTGCTGACGCGTAGTTAGCGAGTTGTGCGTTCCAAATACCACCTGCAATCCACGGTTCACCAGCAGCAGTAAGTTGATATTCAAGTGTAACTGGAGCTACGTTAGTTGGACCAGACAGCATGACAATGGCTTTGTCTTGTCCAGCAGCAAACACCACATCTGGCACGTCAAAGCGATAAACGCCCGGCATATTAGTAGCATCAACTTCACTCAAACTAGCAGAAGTAAATGCGATAGTTGGACCAACTGCTGCTGTAAGTGTAATTGGTAATGGAACAGCACCGGGCCGCACGTAATACACTTTCCATCCAGCGGTGGCACTAGTAAGGCCAGTACGTCCAGCACCAACAGTTGATGAGGAGTCTAGTATAAAAATGTATTCTCTGCGGCTAGTTGTCCCAGCCAGCATAATCTGTTTAGCCACGTATGCCTCCACTCATCCCCGGATGAACGATCATCCCACCACTACTAGCAGCAGATTGCGTAAACGTTGTTATGTCTGGACTAACTGCGTACCTAAACGTGCCAGATTCAGTCCATGTATTAGTAATCATATTTGCCGTAACACCAAATGTAGGCACATCGCTAAGGCAGTCTGCATCTTGCGCTCTATTAAATGTTAATTTTCCAATATTGCCTGAAAATACACTAGCCTCAAAACCTACTAAGTATTTCGTGCCAGTGTTGAGTACTTGTGCAGTGGTAAATGGAATATATATTGCGTTTCCGCTATTCCATATAAATGGGTATGACCACAGGTTTACACCGCCAGTTGAAAGGCTTCTACTTGTAATTAACGTAGGTGGATAAGACGTGGCATTGTAAAGATTTAAGCTTAAAGCACTGTAGTTGTCATCTGCTTGTATAGCACTAACAACACCTTGGAGGTTATATGTAGCACCCATTGAGGTAGGAACTGTAAATGCTGTTCCGGAAAATTGAGTATTTACACCTGAGTCATTAAAATTTTGCGTACCAGATGTAGAAACAGGGTATCCATAACTTTCAGTAGTTGATGCTATACCAAATCTAAATGGAAACACACTTCCACTAGAAGACGTGTAACTGTATGGGTGTCCAGATGTAAGTGTGTAATCACGCTTACCCTGTTGTTGGTTTTGGACTACACTTAAACCACCACTCCATGTGCCATATGACTCTAATCCAATAGAAACTACCTGACCCCTTGTGACGGCTTGTGGTGTTGTTAAATTCCACCATACAAATGTAGGTGTTGATATTCCAGCAGTAGTCGTAATGGGGTTTGCGTCTGTGTATACTTTTGTACTTGGAACCCATGTACGACCACCGGGATATGACCACATAGCAATTCGTATTGGTGGTGTACCAGATGAACTATTTACACACATACCAAACTGAGTAATAGTCATTGCTTTTTCTGCAACAAAATTCATTATTACAAATTGACTAGTGGCACTAAAGCTAAAAGTAGTTTCAGATCCACCAGACGGTTGATATGAAGTTCCGTATCTACCGAGGACATTAAGTATCATGACGCAACAACCCATATATCGTCAGGGTCACTAATTGACAGCGAAGCAGTCTTACCTGCAATACGTAGTTCTGAGTAATCCATAATTAATAACGATTTTAATAACTCAGTTATTTGTGGTGTAAGAGACTGGCAATATTCCTGTAATGCGGCATCGTTATCAAACACAATGCAGTCAGACTCGTTCCACCAAACGATAATACGTCCGTCTGGTAACTCATTTGCATTGACTAATTGTGTTGATGCCGAATATGTCATTTCTTCACCTTTCCTTATACCGGGTCTACTGTCACGTCAGCTGTATTAGACAACGAGCCTGTCCACGCTACCGCTGAGTCATCCTCTTTGTATACACTCATTGTGCCTGTACCAACCGCAACCTTATTACGCATTGCTCGCAATGCACTACGTACAGTACGTTCGTTCAGTGTTCCCGCATTAGTACCGCCACCGATGTCTGCACTTAGAATGTCACTAGCAACAGACAGCAGTTTGATAGTCATTACCGCGCCGTTAGTACCTGCAGCACCCTTTACAACAACTGTAACATCATCAGCGCCTACGGCTACCGCAGCATCAGGAAGATCTAAACGGTAAACACCCGGCATTGTAGAGGCGTCAACTTCTTTAAATCCGCCAGACACCCAGCCGTCAGTCATATACGTTAGATTGACAAGAGTTATTGGTACGCGATTACTGCGTGTGCGGTTGTACGTAGCTGACAGCCCAGCGGTAGAGGCTGTAAGCCCTGTTACACCGAGGTACAACTCAATGCTTTGTGATGTGCTACCCGGAACAATTGTAATTGCACTAGAGTTGCGCTCGGTAGGATTGTAAAAACCAGTCGCAGTCAAACTATAGTCGTTATAAGCACCAATATGTGGTGTGCCGTTTCCTGACCAAGGGTTGCCATATATATCAGTTGTTGGTACACCAGTTGCGCTATATCCCGGCAAGCCAGCTAGTGTAGGAATAACTGCTGTGCCAGTAAGTGTCCCTTGATTTTCCAAGTACACACCATAACCAGAGCGTTCGTAATTAGGATTTATTCCAAATAGTCTGTTTTCACTAACACTATGTAAGTTACTTGGAGCTATGTAACCTACCCCATAACTTGTAAACGTGTAAGAATTGGTAGTAAGATAAGCACAATTTTCAATTGCGTTTCCAGTACTTACAGTATTTGCACCTTGGGTTATGATAAAAAATTGATTAAACTTGTTACTTGAATATATATTTGTACTGTTTTTTGCAATTATATTACCTTTACTATTATAGGCACTTATAGAACAACCGTCACAGTTGACCATATAAATACCGCTAGGGCCAACTACACCACCAGTGGTTAAATTAACATCCATATTAATACATCTATCTAATGTAATGTTATAGTTGTAATTTGTACCAGTAGCGGCGTACGATGTATTATCTTGAAAAGCACCACCACCTCCCCGGAACATACATCTAGTAAATAGGTAATTTCGGGAAGCCAGTATATACGCTCCGGTCGCCTGTGCAAATACATTTACACTGTTCTGATAAGCTGTTCCCATCCATATACATTTTTTAAATACTAAATCAGTACAATTAGTCAAAAGCATTACTGTCCCGTTTACTGAAGTATTTTCAAACATTAGATTTTCAAAAATTAAATTACTTTTGTTTGTTATTGATATAGTATTTGTTGGCCCACCCACCGCAGAAACATCTGAATTGCCACGACTGGTAATTAAAATTCTGCCTGATGATATACCTGTAAATTGACTACCTGAAGGATTTCCAATAATGCTTGTCGTAGTGCTGTAAGTTCCGTCTAAAGGTATTGTGCCTGACGTGTCTCTGTAATCACCCGGTGCTATATACAAAGTGTCACCAGAGCCAACACCCGTTGCGTTTACTGCTCGCCGGAATGTCCGCCACGCTTGTCCAGCCGCTGGGCCTAATCCTGTATTGGCATCATTGCCGTTAAGTTGAAGGTAATACGTAGCCATTATTGAGCGGCCAATCCAACTTGCGTTGCCATAATTACAGAGAATTCAGTAACGTACCGCTCTTGAAAAACAAGGTCTTGCTGCGCCCACCAAGTAAATACACTTGTGCCATCAACTCCCATATTGGCAATCAATTTGCCATCATTGTCAAATATGTCACCAAAGACAAGCCAGTCAGCAGCAGTATTTGGATTACGCTCTATTCGGAAGTTCATAAAGTTCATTTCTTCACCTTCCGCTTATCAATAGCAACCATCGCAAGGTCACGCAACTTCTCAAGGTCTGACACACTCATAAAGTCTAGATTGTCAGCAATCTGACTAAGCAACAATGCCTCGCCATAAGGTATTTTGATCTCAGGGACGTTAGCGATCTTCTTTACAAACTTGCTTAACCAAGACATTTTATTCACTTACCTTTTTTAAAGACTTCTCGATGATTAGGTTAAAAGCTTGTACCGTACGCAGACCAAGAGTGCCAAGTAAAAATGATAATCCAATCATCTGGTGTGGCTGCTCCCAGCCTAGTTGGTGTGCCATGATAGGAGTAAGGTAGATAGCGGACGCAGTGCCTGACAATACTGTAATGGCTCCTTGGAATACATTCTTGATTTTCTTCCAATCAGTGCCAATAAGAGCACCGACAAATCCAGCCACTAACGTATTTAAATC